TCATTTTTGTCCATTGTATTTCTTATTTAATTGTCTTACTTTATTTCTCATCAATCTTGCCAGCTCTTTATGCCGGTAGTCGTCGGACTTTTCCAACGCTTTTGCAGCTCTTTCCAGCAGGCTGACGATTGACTGTATTTCATAGTCTTTCATGAATTGATTATTTCATTGACTAATTCATCGGCTTCGTATATCCTTTCGGCTATCTTCTTGAAGATGTTATCATCTGGATATATCCTTCTGATAAACATGGAGGGCTTCTCGAACGGGTTATATACGATGAAATCGCACCAATCGGCTTCAACGCACATGAGTTCGGACATGATTTGGTAGTAATATCTCGGCTCCGTGGAAAGGAGGGTATCGTTGTCCTTTATCTTGTGGAAGTATTTGGCGTATGTGGCTGTTCCCACGCTTTTTATCTCGATTACCCCTTTTTCCCGCTTATTCTCATCGTAATAATATCCGTCGGGGCTGGCTGCGAAATGGGCGATGGTGGGGTGTTTGCACAATCCTACCTCGACGACACGGCGACCTGTTTTAAGTTCGTATATGCGCCGGGCATCGGGCTCGTTCTCCGTTCCCCATCGCATTTGCTTGGTCGATATGTCTGTCTGGGTGATATAGTCGGAGAAAAACCCATCGTCGTTTACCATAGCCGGGTTGAGCATGCGCTCTCCCGCTACTTGGTAAATATAGTTCATGGCGCATTCCCCGAACCCGTTTCCGCTTCGGTTCGCTTTCATCAGGTCGCCTATGCGGCTTCCCGTGAAACAACCGAGTCGCTTCCTGTACCATTCAAGAGTCCTTTGTGCTTCCATCGTCGAACAGTGTCTGTTTAGTTCCTTCCTGATTGATTCCCTCTTTGACACCGGCTGCTTCTCCGGCTATATCTTTGAATTTGCTGCTTTTCGTGACTCGGTATGGCTTCATAAGTTCTTCTACCGTTGTGTCACCGTCTTTGAGCGACTGGTCAATGCCGGACAGCAACGCAATCTCATTTCCTCGAATCTGGTTAATTGTCTGCTTTCCGCACAACTTGATTACCTCTTCCTCGGTAATACCATACTCGTTTTTGAAAAACGCAATCCACTTCGCCCTTGTCTTTTTGAGCTTATCTTCGTCGGACAGGTCGCCAGTAATGAAACTTTGAGCTGCTTGGTAGACTTTATCGGTGATGCTTTTTGGAATAACCGAAAATACGGCGTTTCGATAGGCTATTGCGTTTGCGGCATTGCCGGTTACGGTTATCATGTCGTTTGGATACCGTTTCCCGTTTTTGTCAATGATAGAGCGACGAACCTCAAAAGCACTTGCCACGTTTTTTTCCAAGTCCCAAGCTGTGCCACGGCTTACCACTTGCGTGTCTGTAATCTGAACCACCTTTGCCTCGGTGCGCATATTCCCCCAGTTTGAAACGATTATTTTCGCCAAGTGAACAGATGGCCCAGTAATAGGTTTGTTACCTCTTGGTAGCGCATATCCACACGATTGTGCCGTTTCTTTATCGAGGGTAGCCATAACGATAGAGTCATCAAGACTACGACGCATATCCCGAGGATATTTTTTCGCCGTGGCTACTTGCGAATCTACATTTGCCCGTTCGAGGGCGTCTATTTGCATGACTTGTGGCTGTGCTTGAACCTGTAATACTTCGTACTCTGACATATTTTTTTTGTTTAAAGGGTTATGTTTCTTTTTATACACCGCATATCCTCCCGGACGGTCGGTGAATATGCTTGATTTATATGGAATTATAATTTATTTCTTATCGGTTTGTTGTTGCCCGGCAAGAGCCATCGACGACAGTGCGAACAGGGATATGCTTATCACCAGTTGCCAAAGGTTGGCGTTGATGAGCGAAGCGACTACCCCGAATATCGAGGAAAGCATAAGCAGTATGGCGAGCAGGGTAAATAACTTGTAGAATATCATGACTGTTATATTTGGAAATTACCGTTAAACTCAAATTCTTCGTTCCCACATTCGTCGAATACGGTTACCGTGTATTCCGTATCGATGTAGCCACTGTCGGAACGTGGCGTTAAATAGTCGCCGTTGTCCCATTCCTTGTGATTGTATGCGTCGTAATGAATGATGACATCGACGTTTTTGTCGATCAAATCTATTTCATAGTTTATATCTCCGTCGAGATAATGACCGTCCATGTTTTCTCCTATATGGTCGTCAAGAAAACTTTCTACCTCGTCCTGTATGTTTTTTAGTTTCTGAATATCGGCTTTTACCATAGCGATAGCCGTTTTGTATATGTCCGTGGCATCGCACATGAGGTCTTCCCGGTATCGACGCATGCTTTCCCAGTCTTTCGGATCACAATCTTCAAGGTAGGATTTGGCTATTTCTTTCTCGTTCATCGATAGTATCTGGCTAGCGACCTCGTAATTTTCTACCCCGCCTCCCAGATAAAATTCCTTACATTTTAATTTGTAGGGAGAGTTGTCGTATTGGTAGTTGAAATCTTCTCGTGCCCGGTCGTATCGTTCCTCGATTGCCGACCGTGGGATAATACAGGTTGTGTTCATGTTCACAGGTTTATTTAATTTCGTTCCCCTGCAACAGATGACTGTTTTTTCAACCCGAATCCGACGGGCAGGGGAAATATAGGGTAATGGAAAGCTGTCTGAACTATTCTTGCCTAGAAAGGCAATCCCTTTCTCTCTCCATTTTTTTGTTCGTTTCTATTCATTGAACTTGGTGAAGCGTGCCCGGTTGCCGAATTGCCGGATATTACTTACACGTCACGACTTCGTTACTTCACCCCGACCCGTCGCAAGTCTCGGCGTTCCCGCTATTGCGACTCTCGGTGTTCTTCACGTACGCCAACATGTCAATGAGCTTTTTTGTGGGGAGGCGGGAATCGAACCCTTGCTCGCTCCGAAGAACCGATACCCAACATATTGGTTCTTTTATTCGGTTGCTCTACCGTTGAGCTACTCCCCGGCTTTTACATCATGGATTTCCAAATCCGAATTATCTCACTTCCCGGGTAGAATTTTCGACCGTTACACCTCCTGTAACCGAATTTGATGATTCCATTCTTCGTGTAACGGAACAGTGTGCTCCTGTCGATGCCGAGTATCTTGCAAGTCTCGTTGGTCGAGTATCGGCCGGAAAGCGATACTTGGGGTTCTGTGGACGTCATCATAATATTGTTTTGATTTTATCGTTTGCTTAATATTTCTCTAATGTTTCAATCGTTTTGTTTATCCTACCATCTTGTGTGAGACGATTCCGCCCTTTTTGAGAGCAAGCTCCCTTATGCGTTCTGGCTGTTCTCCGTCCGTGCGGAAGTTTATCGCCCCGTAGACAGTGCGGTCTGTACAACCTACCTCGGCGGCTATCTCCTTGATAATCTTTGATGGGATACTGATGTATTTTACTTTTCTCATTGCTTTTTTACATTTAATCGTTTATATTTGCACATTATGGTTTTTGTTTCAATCTTGAAATAAGTTCGTTTCAATGATTACGAGTACAAATATGGTGGTTTATTTTCAACCAACAAAATAAATGATTGAAAATATTCAACTAAATAACAATCATTAACTTTTAAAATATGAGTATCAAAGAAAGAATATCACAATATCTTAAATATAAAGGTATAAGTGATTATAGGTTTGAAAAAGATCTAGGATTATCCAAAGGCTATTGGAATAAAGCCAAGAATCCCTCCTATGAAATTTTAATCAGAATATGCGGTATATATACCGACATTTCCCCAGAATGGCTTTTAACAGGCGAAGGCGAGATGTTAAGGCCTTCGACTATATCGACGAGGGATAACCTGAATATATCTGGCGGAAATAAAGGTAATATACGTCAAGGAGATGTTAATAATAACATCTCTATATCATTGCCGGAAAAAGGTACTCAAAAAATTATTGACCCTGACGGAACAGTCACAATAGAGAATACTAGTTCAGGCGTCCAAAATAACCTGAACGAAATAGACATGCTTAATCAAAGGATACAATACCTCGAAAGAATCGTTAGTGGACATGAGGCTACAATAAAGTCTCTTGAAACAACAATAAAATCCAAAGATGATTTAATATGTATTTTGAGGGGCTCATTAGATAAACAAGATTAGATGGTTAACAATCGCAATATACTAAATAATTTCTTAATATAAGAAAAACTAATATAATAGTAAAGCCATGAAAGAATTAATTAAGAAAATACTTAGTGAGAGCCATCAAAATATATATTTTATTATTTGAACAATAATAAACACAATGAGCACAAAAGATAGGAGTGGCGGAGTTCTCCATAACAGTTCAGAAGACTCTCAATGTCACCGGAATATCCGCCTTTTGAGGTGTCGCTACAAGATGTTTGCGGATTATATAGAGTCCTGCTAAGCATGTCTTTGAAGTGAAACAGCTATTAAAATTTACAAGAATCATGAAATTACTAACATATCAATCGGTTAAAGACAAAATTGTCCACTTGCAGGAACAAGATGTCATTTTTGACTTCGCTGTGGCAGAGCTCTACGGAGTGGAGACGAGAGAGATAAACCAAGCTGTAAAGAACAACCCAAGCAAATTCCCAGAAGGGTATGTGTTTGAACTTGGTAAACAGGAACTTAAAGAGTTGCGGTCAAAAAATTTGATTGCAAACAGCCCTAAAAGCCGGGCAATACCGAAAGCATTCACAGAGAAAGGACTTTATATGCTGGCGACTATCCTAAAAAGCCCCCAAGCGACAGAGACCACGATTGCCATTATAGAGGCATTCGCCAAATTGAGGGAGTTGTCGAGAACCATAGGAGAGCTATCGGCGAATCCCGACCAGTTCACCCAAAAATCGCTCATGCAGAAAAGCGGGGAGATCATGGCAGACCTGTTCGGGGAGGATATGCAGACGAACGAGACGGAGACCGAAATAGAACTAAACTTCGCCGTGCTGAAACTGAAACATACCATTAAGAGAAAAGACAAGAAGAAATAGATGGTGTAATGGGGTTATTTGGCAAACTATTAGGATTAAGACCGAGGAAGCATATACTGAGTGAGCAAGAAAAACGCTTGGTATACGAATCTTCGGTACGTTATGCAACGGTTGAGATAGAGGGAAGAAGCCGATTGAAGATCATAAACGAAAGCCTATCAATCATTGACAAGACAAAGAATCTGGATACGCTAAACAGTAGATACGAGACTGTATGCGAACATATGAAGTGGATGATGGAAAACGATATAAAGCTGAATCATGAATCCGCATGTGTTGCGAAGCAAAAAGTAGACGACAATAAGAATGAGAACATCATAAGGATAGCTTGTGATGCGTTCGATATTTATGAAGCAAAATTCGGCACATTGAAGACTGAAAAAGCGAAAGACAACGCAACAGTCAAGATGTTCAAACTGTTAGACGATTGTATTTCCTCCATTGTAGATTCTGAAAACAAAGTGCTGAAAAGAAAAATACTAATTGTATTGAAAAACAAAGTGGAAGATATGTATGCTTAAAACTAAAATAGCCATGAATTCCAAAGACTAAATTCAACAGATTTCTGAACGTATAAATAAGCAGAAAGACATAATAATTAGAAAAAGCAATAAACGCAGAAACAAGCATTCTAAATTGTGACTTATGAAAATCCTTTTCTACGTAATTATAGCACTACAATTATTGACATTATTTAGTTGTGCAAATGAACAACTGGTGGGACATTGGGAGCAAGATAAGAATTCGATTCATCTATATAATGGAGAAATTTTGACAATTAACCACGCTATTTTTAAAAAAGGAGGTTCTGGAATCATGTGGTCAGTTTCCCCGGAAGATTCTACATCAAGTATTGGTACGGTTGATTTAATAAATTGGGAACATATAAATGAGAACCAAATAAGCATACACTCAGAATATTGGGCTGATACAATAAAATACAAGATAAATAAAGATACTCTATTTGTCATGGATAACGGAGGGGAATCAATGGTGTTTCTTAAACAGAGTAGTAAAGACAACGATGAGCTATTCAATAAAATAGCTACTTATATTAAAACTCCAGAAGATATAAAACAAGAAATAGAACAGTTACTAAAACTTGAGCCATGAAAATTTCTAAGGAAGGAATCGCTATAACCAAACGTTTCTTTGAAGCGGTTGATATGCTCAAAGCACAGAGACGCATTCGTGGGCTTAAAACATTCACGAGGAAGCACAATATAACTCGTACCAATATAGCAAATGTGAGAAAAAATCCAGACCGTAGTGTTTTGAAGCCCGAATGGATATATTATCTTGTTTATGACTATGGAGTTTCATTGGAATGGATAATATTTGGGGAGGGTTCTATGTTTGAATAAATATTCTAAAACTTGTTCTTTAATGGTGCGTTATCGTTTCTAATCAACTTTTCCATTTTTATTCTCCCCATAATTTTACTGCAAGATCATAATTCTTTTGAGCTTCATTTACTGCTTTTTTTGCATAAGTAAGAGTGTAGGAGTGTTCACGTGGATATTTGCCTGACTTTATACCTTCATGGTATTCTTTGGCTTCTTCCAGCTTGTGCGCATAAAAGTCGATACTTTCCGGCATGGATAGGTTGATGGTTGTAGCTCGCTTGTCCCAGTATTCGGCTTCTCTTTCATGTTTTGTTGCTTTGTCGCTAAATTCAACACTTTTGCCCATGTTGTACCAAGCATCCTCTATCGCTTTTCTGTGTCGTCTTTCGCTATGATGCCCTACTTTAATGGGTTCTCCAAGTGAAAGAAAATCTCTATCCTTATTTGACTTTTTGGAATATTCAATACTTTTTTTATCTGCTGATACAGACCATTCACGTCTACGTTCGGCTCTACGTTTAGCCCATTCTTGTACGTTGAATCCGTCAGCTCTTACGATGGAGTAATAATAGAATCCGTCGCGCTCAAATATCAGGTTAAATACTATGCTTTCATTCTCTTTTCCATACTTGGTTGTAACTTCTATAACTTCTCCTTTTTCGTGCTTCTCGTCGCACTTTGCCAAAAACACATTTGGCGCAAACTTGTAATACGTGTTCATTGCTTTTATGTATTAAATCGTTATGCTATTTCGATCCTATTGTTAGGTTCGTTTACTTTCATCGATTATATGTTTAAAGATGAGTGTATAAGCCTGTCACTTGTGTAAACACTTCTTGCAACTGTTCATCATAAATATCACTCGAAAAGAAGACCTCTTTGGCCTCGGAAAAAGAAAAAGTCTTTTTGTTTAATTTCGGGGATTTGATGAATCTCATAGAATAAGTATCCTTACCTTCTTCATAGGTGATGATTAATTTATCTGCGCCAGATTTATTTTTGCTCAATTTAATAACCTGCTCCATGTCACCAGATTCATTCTCCGCGTAACCGGTAAATTTTGATCCTGTCATAACTACAAATTTATGTCCGCCAAGTTGTTCGTATAGGGCCAACATTATTTCTTTTATTTGTTCTTCCGAATGTTTCATTGCTCTTGTCTTTTAATTGTTAGTAATATTGGTCTTTATTAAAGTGGACCGGTTTTTGTTTCCCCCGTGACCGGTCCACCGTCTCGTGCTGTTTTGGAAGAGCAGCAACGTGTTTTGTTTATTTTAATCTCCGCAATAACGCCCGCTTTGGCTTCTGTAATACTCCGTTATCCCTCTTTCCATTGCTGCGTCAAACACAACCGGTTCGGGCTTTTGTGCGGGTTCCGACTTCTTCATGAAGCGAAGGGCTTCCATTTTCAATTTAAACCATGCGTTTCGTAAACATTGGGAGAATGACTTCTTTATTTCACGCCCCATGACACGAATTGGGTTCTTGAATTCCGACCAAGCCATTTTGAAAAGTTGCGATTTGTTGATTTTCGTTTTCATATCTTTGTTTGTTTTTGTTTGATGTGACAAAGATATTAGTTTTATCTAATACTGCAATATCTTTTTTAAGGTTTAACTAATAATTAACACAACCACAAAGATAAGTTAATACTAATATAATAAGAGTACAATATAGATATATCTAATATTATTTGCTTAAATTGGAGAAATAGAATATCTTTGCGCTATAATATAAAACTTATGCACTATGAATATTAAAGAACAAATTCAAAAAAGAGGCTTTACTGTCAGCCAAGTAGCCACATTAATGACTAACAAGAACGGTGAAAAAGGCATAACACAATCATCTTTATCTCAAATCATTAACGGGAATCCGTCATTAGACAAACTGAAAGAAATTGCATCCATTATTGGGGTGACTGTATCAGAGTTGTTACAGGATAAAGAAGATAATACAATAGTTTGCCCTAAATGTGGAACCAAGTTAAAAGTAACCGAGTCAAAAGATTAAGCCATGAAAAACAGATTTATTATAACAACTACTGATACAATAGAGAATTGTCCTATAAAAAGATATATTGATACAATATGCTCAAATATTGTAATAGGTACTAATGTGTTTTCTGATTTTGCAGCGTCGGTTACAGATTTTTTTGGAGGGAGATCTGGCTCATATAAAAGAAAACTCCAAATTATTTATAATGAAGCATCAAAAGAATTAAAACAAAAAGCTATAAACTTAGGGGCAAATGCCATTGTTGGATTTAAGGTAGATTTCGACGAAATATCTAGCAGAGATAAATCTATGTTTATGGTATCTGTTTCTGGAACAGCTTGTATTATAGAAAAAAATGATGAAGATATTAAAGCCGTGGATTGTCATTCTCAAATTTCATCAATAGATCTTCAAAAAGAAATTCAGCGAAGATACATAGTATCACGAATAAAAAAATCTTCACCAATATGTAAGGAATGGGTGGAATTTTTATTAGAAAACCCTCAAATAGAAATTGTAGAGGATCTCATAAAAAGGTATATATCACTAGATGTCAATTATAACTCTAATGAGGTAGAGGTAACTAATATAAAACAAATTTTATCAGTAATTCCTGCAAATCATATTATCCCTTTTGTTTACAAATATTTTAAGTATAAAAAAATAAGAGATTTGATTGAGAAATATAATTTATTTGATTCAAATTCTATTTACGAAATAATCAAACAAGAATTACATATTGGAATACATTTACTATCGGCTACAAAAGAATATTACAATACAAATGATTTACAAGGTATGAAAAGAATATTGGAATATTTAAATAATCTTCCAAATACTGGCAATATTGAGAATGTAAAAGGAGGCATATTTTCTAAATGCGATGAAAAAAAATTTGTATGTGAAAATGGGCATAAAAACTCTATTGATTTTATCTTTTGTGAGAAATGTGGGATAAACATTAAAGGACTGAATGAAGAAGAATTGAATATAATTGAAGAATTTAAGGAAAAATGTAATATTATTGAGGATTACATTAATTGATAAAATAATATTTTTTTATTGTGCAATTCCCTTTTTTTATTGCATTGGAAAAAGAGGAAGAAAAATTGAATACGCAACTATCTGCGTATTTTACCTTGCGTGATCTTGCCGTAATTTTCCCGGGTATTATGCTTTTACATATACCATTTTTTTGGGTATGTAAAATACATCTTGATGAGGTGTGTAGTTAAACATTTGATTTATTGGTTTTTCGGATTGCCTAAAAACTATACAATAATACTAACTATCCAGCCCCGTTCCTTATGGTTCGGGGCTTTGCATAAGCCATCTTCGGCAAGTAACCAAACTTGTTGATTTCCACCTTGGGTCGGAATAATGTTCCGACCCTTTTATTTTGAAATTGCAAAGAAAAAGCTGGAAATATTTGCGGAAATGTGAATTATAAGTTACATTTGCGACATGAAAGTAAGAAACGTCATAGCATATAAGCACTATTTCATAGATTTTGTGAAGTCGCTTTCCGAAAAGATGCAGGATAAGGTGGTGAAAACCATACAATATGTCGAAACGCTTCAAGTTGTTCCAGAGAAATACTTGAAGCATATTGAAGGTACAAGGGGACTTTATGAAATCAGAGTGCAATTTTCAAGTGACATAATACGTGTTTTTTGCTTTTTTGATGGTGAAAAAATGGTCATCTTACTGAGCGGCTTTCAGAAAAAGACGCAAAAGACACCGAAAAAAGAGATAGACCGGGCTGTAAGGCTCATGCAAGAATACTTTAATGAAAAGAAAAAAGAAAGGAAATGATTATGGAAACTTACACTATTGAGGATATAAAGAATAAGGTTTATGGAGAAATTGGCACTCCGCGCCGCGATAAGATTGAAACCGAACTTTCCAACCTTCGTGTTGGGCTTCAGATCCGCAATGCCCGTGAAGCGAGGAACCTAACCCAAGACCAGCTTGCTAAGAAGATAGGGAAAGAACGCTCTTTCATATCAAAGGTGGAAAGAGAAGGGAGCAACCTCACGCTCTCTACACTATATGACATCGTAACGAAAGGGCTTGGCGGGAAACTAGACATTAGGGTTCAGGTATAACCCCAATCCCCAATTGAATTCGGCTACTCCTTGTGATAATAGGTTGCGAATGTCACGCATAATATTGGGCACAAAATTATAGCATGGAATCTTGAAAGTGTATGAATTTCATGCATAATTCAACATTATTAACCTTTGAGGGCTATTATACGATTTCGTAAGGCAGTGAATCGAATATTTATCCCGCATTTCTCACAGAAGGTAAAATCAATCAAATCTCTTATTTTTATTACTTTGTTTTCTTAAAAAAAATAAAACTCAATCAATATTTTATTGAAAAGTGTATGAGATTCATATACTTTACTATATATTTGCAGAAAGCGTATGAAGATGTACGCCACCCGACTTGTCGTAAACACCTGTTTGTCCGTTTAGGCGGAGGCACATCTGAAAGAAGATGCGAATAGTCTGCTGGCTACATTGCTACGCAGACTATTTTTTTGTTTAAACCTAAATGAAATGAACAGACAACAGCAAGTTTTCGTAAGGTTGAAACTTAAAGCGAAGGCGTTAGGGTTCAACGCAAAGGAATTGAAGGGTATCGCCGCCAAGATTGCCGATAACCTGAAATCCGCAGAAGATGCCTCAGAAGAGGATGTAAACGCAGAAATCGACGAACAGATAGAAGCGGTTCTCCCTTACCTCACTTTCGGCCAGTCGCAAGCCAACCGTTTGCTTGACGAATGGAAGAAGAAACACCCCGAATCAGAAGAAGATGATGATGACGACGATGACGATGACACGTCAAAAGGCGGCTCTCGTCAAGCTGGTTCAAACAAGAAAAATCCCAACAACAAAGGAAATGAACAAGACGAAGAACCCGCATGGTTTAAGTCTTTCAGAGAGCAACAGGAAGCCCGTTTTGCCGCATTGGAAGGTGAAAAAGTTTCTAACTTGCGTAAAGCCAAACTTGAAGCCCTGCTGAAAGACACCGGAACATTCGGTTCGCGTACCTTGAAAAGCTTCTCTAAAATGAGCTTTGAGAGTGACGACGATTTCGAGGAGTTCTATTCTGATGTTGAGGAAGACCTGAAGAATTACAATCAAGAGCGTGCAGATGCAGGTTTGGCAACATTGGCAACCCCTCCTGCTGCCGGAAGTAAAGGTTCGGGTAATCAAGACGAAGTATTAACCGACAAAGAAATTGAAGATTTAGTCAACACTTTCTAAGTCAAAAAAGAAATTGTAACAATGGGTGCAACAGCAAATTTAGCAAGCGAAATGGAAATTCTCAATGCCGGAATGGATTCTGTCGTAATTCGGCATTATGTAGCTGGCATTATCGGAGGTCGTACTCTTGACGTATCAAATTATAACCTTCCGGTTATTAAAGCCGGGCACGTTGTTATTCGTGATCCGTCAACAGACACGTACAAACCTATGCCCGTAAAATCATCTGGCGATGGATACGACTCACTTCCCGGTTCCCACGAATATGTAGGAGTAGTTGTATGTACAAAACCAACTAGTGAACCATTGGTTGGTATTATGTATAGTGGCGAAGTCAATGATTTGGCGAGTCCATACCCCATAGACGACATAAAAGCGGCTATGAAAACGGCATTGCCAACTCTTGTATTCTTACACGATTAATGTAGAAAGGAGGTAAAAAATGAAAGAATCACTATTTATTGAATACATCGGAAAGATTTTCCCGAAACTTCAAACTATCATCGAGAGAATCAATGGTAAGCGAGGCAATCAGCTTACATATCTTCACAAGACAATGCTTCGCAAAGAATATTCCGCAGACCAAAAGTGGGAAAGTGCATCAGTTAACACAACTTATGTTGCGGCTGACATGGTAGCAATGGACTCACCTCTCCCTCCCAAGATGAGAGACTCCATTGCTCACGCAAATGGTACACTGCCAAAGGTCGGAATGAAAAAAATTCTTCGTGAGACTCAGATCAACACAATCAACATCATGAAAGCTCAAGGAGCTGCGTTCACTAATATAGCTAACAAGCTAACCAACGATGCAGTAGCTTGTTCCGTTGGTATCGATGAAAAGAACGAAGCAAACTTTTTAACTGCTTTATCTGATGGTGTCGTAATCGTTGAAGATGAAAACAATACAGGAACTGGATTGCGCATAAATTTCAACTATTTACCGCAAAATAGCTTTGGTGTAGAAACCGCTGGGACTATTTCCTCTGATGACATAAAGCGTGTTATTGCAAAAGCTGACGCAGATGGAAACTCCATTACAACGATAGCAATCTCGTTATCGACTTACAATAAAATGAGACAAGAACAATGGGCAAAAGAATTGGTTGCCAACTATCGAGGTCAAACATTCGACAGCAACACTAAGTTGCCTGTTCCTACTGCTACATTATTTGACGAAGCATTTGCCGATGACAACAACGGAATTACATTCTTAAAGATTGACCGTACAGTCATTTCTGAGAAAAATGGTAAACGCATTCCGTACAAACCGTGGAATGCGAACAAACTAATATTCCTTACTACACAAGAAGTTGGCGCATTGGTTTGGGGCACACTTGCAGAAGTTACTAATCCCGTAGCAGGAGTAATTTATTCCACGGTAGATGAATACAAACTTATCAGCAAGTATTCTAAAAATGATCCTTTGCAGGAATTTACAAGTGGTCAAGCATTAGTTCTCCCTGTTATTGAGAATGTAGACCAAATCTACTCCCTCGACATTTCAGAGGCTCAAACGATTGACTCTACCGAAGAGGGAAAAGATTCTACCGATAAGAACATCACCATTTGGGGGCAAGCTTACATAAAAGCAAACTTCGTCGCAGAGTTCAATAAAATAACCGGTAAAAACTTATCGACGACTATTTCAGACGATAAGTTAATTGCTGCTGTAAACAAATTGAATGATGCCGATGAAGCGAAGCTCAAAAAAGCTGTTGAATCATATAAAACAACAAATGGAGATAGTTAAGCCATGAAGACAATTCAGCAAGCTCTCATAGACGAAATACATTATCCGATTTCTATCGGTTTTGTAGAGAATGTGATGATAAAACGCAAACTCAATCCTCTTAGTTATTGCGATTCAGATACAATGAGCTCAAAAGAGTATATGGGAGCTTTGGCTGACTGTCTTTGGTCTTTAGTTCAATCTATCAATTTTTCTGAAGCAGACAAGTCTTTCGGGTCTTTGTCAGATAAAGACAAAGAACGTATTCTGTTACGTGTTAACTCAATCTATAATGCCATTGGTGAACCTTCGGTAGAGTTGGAGGCAAAGCCAATGGTATATATAGGTGACTGCCTTTTGTAATATGTCAGTAATAAGACTATATCCACACAGATTGCAGTACCTCGTATCAAAAGATGGTTACGAGGATAGCAATGGTGATTATCATGAAGGAGAAACTAACTGGGAAGGCTGTATTGAATGCGACGCGGTTCCTGCCGGTAAAGCCTCTGAAAAAGAGTTTGACGATGGTATTGTAAGAAGCTATTCATATACAGTTTATCTACGTGCAAATTGTCGAACATTCATGATCGGTGACAGGATTAAGATACATCTGCTTGAAGGAATTGAAAGGGAGTTTAGTGTGAAAGGTTTCCATCGCTACCAGAAACAATGTAAACTATGGGTATAAGAATGACCACCAAGCTAAGCGAAGTGCATGACATGCTCATGAGAGAAGCAGAGCGTGTCGAGCGTCTTACTATTCGTGCTTTATCCAAACTTGGCGAACAATGCGTTACAAAAATTCGTGATAGAGCAGGTGATAAAAGTTGGTACGACCAAACAGGCAACTTGCGTAGTTCGGTTGGATATGTGATTGCTCATAATAAGAACATCATTCAATACTCAACTTTCAACCAAGTGAAGCAAGGTTCAGAAGGTGTAAAAACAGGTAAAGACTTAGCGAAAGAACTTGCTAAAAGATATTCCAATAACTATGTACTTATCGTAGTCGCCGGAATGAACTATGCTGAGTTTGTAGAAGCGATGGATAATAAAGACGTACTTGCATCAACCGAACTTTGGGCAAGAGAACAAGTTCCATTGATGCTTGAAAAACTTAAAAGACAGATTGCGAAATAATGAAATCCGATATTGAAATAGCTAAGTTCGTTTATCACAAAATTAAAGGTACAGAACTCGAACGTAATGTCTCCGGTAAATTGAGTGACAGAGGAAGGCCCAACAAATCTGATAAAGAAGATATAGTCATATCTGTTCTTGCAAATGAAGGTTGCGGGCAAATACAACGAGCTTATGTGAATGTCAATATATATGTCAAAGACTTATGGAACTCTGAAACCAAAACATGGGAAAAAGATTCAATCCGAATTTGTGAATTATGCGAACTATCGAAGTTTTTATTCGCTATACGAAAAGACGAATATCATACGGTTCCATCACAATGCAGTCAAAAAACTGATTCAACAGGAGTTTCATTTGAAGACGGACATACAGAGCATTTCATTAATAACAAACTGTACATAGAGATAAATAACGAATAAATTTTTAATATAAATTAGGTATATCATGGCAGTAATAGGATGGGGTAAGCCCCGTGTATTTATAAAAGATTTGGATGCTTCTGCTCCTAAATGGGAGGAATTACCTACCCCTGTGGAAGATTCTACACAGTTGACAACAACAAAAGGAGATAAACAAGAAGCAAAAATCGAAGGAGGCGAAAATGAGGATGTAAAGTATGGAAAGAATACCTATGCTTTGGCATTGAACATTCGTGCCGCAAAAGGACGTAAGCGTCCTGTAAGTGATAGCGATGGTGTTGTTGCACACAATTATGCCGTTGTTGTTCAACCGGAAGACACAGAAGTTCAAGGCTTCTGCATGGAGAAAACGACAGTTTCCGTTGAAGACACTTTTACTTCTGCTGACGGTGGTGTTTGGGCATACACTTTTGATGCTTTGAAAGCAGCCGCCGATAAAAAACAAATTCAGTGGGGTAAAATCATCGTGACGGAATCCGGTGGAAACATCAGTAAAATTGAATGCGATCCTGAAGATGAGTCTGGAGACGGTGATAAATTCGAAGTAGCTCCTAATCCAAGTGTTGGTGGATAATTCAATAGGTTGTAGATAGAGCCAAACGTGGGGGCTTCGTACCCACGTGTTCTGCGTATCTAGTGTAACGGTAGCACATATACACTCCATGTATAAAGTTGTGGTTCGACCCCACAGTTGCGCTCAATATAATTTATTTTGCATGGATAAAGAAGGGAAAATAATAGAAATGGATATTGCAGATACTATCATGGAAAGACCTTATGAGTTCCATATAGGAGAAATGCAATTTTACTTATACCCTGCCACATTGGGTAAAATATACCTTTTATCACGTCTTACCGAAAATTTAGAAATAAATAAAGACTTCCTTTCTCTAAATCCATATATGGAAGCATTACGATTATGCGATTCCAAAAGAGATATTATATGCAAAATATTGTCTTACCATACATTCGATAAAAAGGAAGAATTATTCAATAGCCACCTAATAAATGAAAGACGAAAGCTATTTGAAGACAACCTATCGAATGAAGAACTTGCTCAACTATTCATAATAGTGTTATCAAAGGATAACATTGACCAGTTTATTCAACACTTCAAGATTGATATTGAGAAAAAAGAACAAGAAAAAATATCAAGAATCAAGAAAAAGAAGTGTAACACTATAACCTTTGGAGGTAAAAGTATTTATGGTACTTTGATAGATATAGCCTGCGAACGCTATGGCTGGACTATGGACTATGTTGTATGGGGTATTAGTTATGCCAACCTGCATATGTTACTTAATGATTACATAACATCTATATACCTTACTGACGACGAGATAAAAAAATATCATATATCTACGGACCGAACATTTATAAACGGGGACGATCCTAAAAATATGGATAAAATAAAAGGAATGAAGTGGGACTAAAACTCAATGAATTTACCTCGGTCGTATTCACTATAAGAAAAACATATATTATGTAAAAGTGCGTTATTATCCTCGTCAACATTAATTACTTTATATCCATAAAAATAAAACATAGGCCATGTAAAGCCGTCAGGTTTATAAAGTATTACAGCCAAATATGCCCCTGTTTTTATGTCCTCAAAAATATTTATTCCAGAAAACGTGTCAGATGTATATGCGGGAGTCAACTCATTACCCAACTTATCTCTTAAAACTTGAGAATCGCCGTACTCCATTGTAGACATATAGCTGTCATCAAAGTCTCTTGCTGTTTCATATTCATATAAGCGAACCAAAGAAGGAGATGCAATTTTATTATCACATTTTACATTAATCATTACTGATAATATCTCAGGATCATTATCTGAGCAAGATGTAATGGATAAAGCACAAACTATGATTAGCAAAAACTTTCTCATAATTCTAAAATTTGTATTAATTACGTTTGTCATTTTTCTAATTTATTTTTCTTTGCAATCCAATAATTCGCCTCTTTCAATGCCAAATCAAGACTCTCTTTAAGACCATCGGCATAATTAAAAATATCATCGATAGTCTCAATGTCAATCCATTCATTCGTCTTGTAGTTATCCTTTGGCAAGCATATTTTTTTACTCCGTTTCCCTATATAAATGCGGCAAATCCACCACCATGTACTACCATCTATGTTCACGGAAAAATAAGTCTTGTAGTCGTTATATTGAATACGAGATACATCTACATACTGCCTCAATATACTGCGCACAATGTTATAGGCATCTATCTCCTCTTGTGTAGTAACTATACCTTTTTCTCGGTCTTGAAATACTACACCATCGGGAAGTTTTTCTTCATTCATTTCGTTTGGCTGTTGATTTTCATTCTCAACCTCCTGTGGTATCTGTTTTTCCTCCTTATTCTCATTCTTCATAGCCACATTTAAACGGTCGGATATAATATCGTTAATCACCGAAGCAATGGATTTCTTAACAATAGGTCTATATTGGTCCACAAGTTTTGCCGTATATTTCCCATCATTAAGATTACGGACAAAATAACGTGTAAATTCATCGTCTGGCATTTGGAAATTACGATTAAGCATTTCTTTTACTTGTATCGTGATTTGTAACTCTTGTGCCGTACTCAATATATCTTGCTCATTATAATAAGACTTATGAAACTTTTTTAGTTGCTCAATATCGTTGTCCGATAAGTCGAGCATATTCACCACAAGGAACGGCTTTTCGTCCATTATGTTCACCTTTTCTAAATCTGTATAAAAGCGATATTCTATTCCATTCGTCAAGACCCCAAACCTAGCCTTTGAAGCGACAAAATATCTTTGTAACTGAGTGTCATGTAAATTCAAGTTTTGTTTACAATGCTTGCATTCTATAAGTAGTATAGGATTTTCGTCCTTCATTATGGCATAGTCTATTTTTTCGCCTTTCCTCTTAACTAAGTCACAATCCATTTCCGGTACAACCTCAAAGGGATTGAATACATCATATCCCAATGCTGCTATCATAGGCATTACAAAAGAGGTTTTTGTCGCTTCTTCCGTTGCTATGCTATCCTTCTGTTTAGCAATTTTCTCTACAATCTGTTGAATTGTATCTTTGAAATCCATATCTTATGCTGTTAAGATTGTTTCGTCAAAAGTATAATACAATAATCATTTATTAAAATATTTATACCCACACATTAGTTAAACTTTATTAACTCTATTCTATTTTATCAAAAGTATATGAATTTCATACACTTTTGTATATTTGCAAATGATGTGATGTTACATCTACCCCTTTTAATCGAAAAGACTCATGGCCGGACTTCATTTTGATATAACAGGCGACAATTCTAATTTTCTTCGTAAACTACGAGAAGTAGAAACCGGAGTAACCAATACTTCTAAGGAAATAGAAAAAAATGGATTGGGCATAGAAGATATGTTCAACAAAATGACGAAAGCAGCTGCAGCTTTTGGGGCTGGCTTTACAGCAAAAGAACTTATCCAAAATATTATACAAGTAAGAGGTGAATTTCAACAATTAGAGGTCGCCTTTACCACTATGCTTGGAAGTAGTGAAAAGGCAAACGTCCTTATGGCTCAGCTCACAGAAACAGCCGCCAAAACTCCATTCGATTTACAAGGTGTTGCCAATGGAGCTCGTCAATTACTGGCTTACGGTACTTCTGCCGAAGATGTTAACGAGACTCTTATACGATTAGGGAACATTGCAGCCGGACTTTCACAACCTTTGGGAGACTTAGTATATCTCTATGGTACAACTATGACACAAGGTCGACTTTATACACAGGACCTAAACCAATTCACTGGACGAGGTATTCCAATGATAAAAGAACTTGCCAAAGAATTTGGAGTAGCTGAAAGTGAAATCAAAGGAATGGTAGAAGCTGGTATGATAGGGTTTCCAGAGGTTCAGAAAGTCATACAGAACCTTACCAACGAGGGTGGTATGTTCTTTAACTTAATGCAAGAACAAAGCAAAACCATTACTGGACAGATTTCTAACATAGGAGATAGTTTCTCGATGATGTTGAACGACATCGGCAAAGCGAATGAAGGTATTATCAATGATGCATTATCCAGCGTTTCTTATTTGATAGAAAACTATGAAAAAGTAGGAAAAATACTAATTGAATTGGTCGGTACATACGGAGCATACAGAACTGCGCTCATTACTATTTCCGCCATTGAGAATTTGCGCTATCAAGCCACTCTTGCTCACATGGCAGGATTGACAAAGATGCAAGCTATTATTACCGTCCTGAAAACGAAAACGGATGCTCTAAATGTAGCAATGGCAAAAAATCCATATGTTGCAGTAGCAGCGGCAGTAGCAGCACTAGGTTTGGGCATTTATAAATTAGTCACTTATCAAACAGAAGCAGAAAAGGCACTGGAAAGGCTGGATGCTGCGGGAAAGGAATCTGAGAAAGCAGCCTTATCTGAGCAAAGGGAACTTGCTAAGCTCAATGGAGAATTGTCTTCATTAAAAGAAGGTACAGATGAATATAATACCGTCAAAGAAAAAATTGTTGCAGGATATAGCAAGTATTATGATGGACTCGAAGAAGAAATAAATAAGGTTGGACTCACGGAAGAAGCTTATGAAAAACTCACAAAAGCAATCACAGATTCTTACGGGGCAAGACAATACCAGCAATTCAAGTCGCAGCAGGAAGATTGGTTGGACAACATAATGTCCGATAATCTCGGAAAGATACAAGACCGCCTATATAGCGAGTTAGGAGATAAAGAAGGTGCAAAACTCTATTCAGAAATCTACCATGCCATATTGGAACGAAGAGATTTGGATGCTGCGATCCAAGACAAACTAAATGAAATACAAGACAAAGGTACGATTTTTGCGGATTCACGTATTGATACATATATCTCCAATATCCGAGAAGCGCAAAAAATAACAGAGGATTTAGATGGAAAAGCCCGTGAAAAGTTTGGCGTTACAAGTATAAATACCTCTCAACAGACAGCAAATGAGCCATTTTCCACCGAAGGTAAATCCATCTCCCAACTTGAAGAAGAAATCAAGAAGGCTGAAACCTCACTTGCATCATTAAAAAAGGCTCTTGCAGACGGCAGCGGAACAAAAGAAGCAGTGGATCAACAAGAAGCTTATATCAAGTCGCTTCAAGACACTATACTTGAACGTGAGAAAGATTTGAGAGTAATCAATGAAGTCAAAACACAAATCTCAAAATTAGAGAAAGAGCAGGGAGAAACCGTAAGCGGAAGCAAGGAATACAATGCGTTACAATCACGAATTGACGCACTCCGTGCAAAGCTGCCTAAAACCAAATCTGATAAAGCGGCTGAAGATAAGCAAGCAAAAGAGCAAAAAGAGGCCGAGCAGAAACTTGTTGATGAACTTCTTGAGCTTCGTAAAAAAAATCAAGAGAAAGAAATCTCCCTCTGGGAAGAAGGTAAAGATAAGAAATTGAAGCAAATTAACTACTATTATGAAGAACAGAAAAAAGAAATTAAAAAGAAAGAGAAAGAGCTGGCCGAGTTAAACAAAGTAGCTAAGATTGAACCCTCCAAGCTTAATGAGAATGGACTAACAACTGAACAACAGGAAAATATTGATACCGCAAATAGGTTAAATGAAAAGAATAAGAATAAACAGACCAAAGAAATTCTCGATGATGAAATTAACGCAATGAACGATTATCTTGCCGCTTACGGTAACTATTATGAAAAACGTAATGCTATTATTGAGCAAGGCGAATCTCGTAAGGTAGGCAAAAACGAATGGGAACAGAAGTCTATTGACGAAGAAACAAAAAGGAAACTATCTGATTTGGATATAGAGGCGAATAAATCTACGTCTGCCATAAGTAAATTGTTTGACGATATGCGTCAACACACAGTTGCAGATATGCGTCTCATTGCTAATGAAGCTGAACGAGCATTCCAATTCTTGCAATCAGGCGAATGGGACGAAAACAAAGGTCTTGAATTTGGTATGACAAAAGAGACCTTCGACACATTGCGTAAATCTCCCGAAGAATTAGAACGAATTAGAAAAGGTATAGATAATGTCCGTAATTCCGCAGATCAATCTGAAACGGGGTTTAACAAACTATCTAATGGTCTTAAAAAAGTATTCGATGCCGGTTCAAACACAAAAAAATTGCAAGATGGACTTGAAGAAATAAGAAGTGGATTGAGTGAGATATTAAGTGTAGCCCAATTCCTTTCCGACACATTTTCAAATCTCGGAGAGGCTTTCGGATCTGATACACTGTCAGGCATTGCCGAAGGTATCAATGTGGCTATGGACGGCCTCAATTCAGCCATGCAAGGAGCAGAGGCAGGTGCTATATTTGGGCCGATAGGTTCTGCTGCTGGTGCTGCCATCGGTCTTGTCTCCTCTCTTGCTTCCTCTATCGCAAAAATCCACGACGCAAAAAATGAAAAACGGATTCAGAAATTACAAGATCAGGTAGATACACTTGACCGTTCGTATGAAAAGTTAGGCAAGTCCATTGAAACTGCTTACGGAAAGAGTGCTTCCAGCTTGATTGAAGACCAAAATAAATTGCTAGAACAACAAAAAGTACTTATTCAAAATCAAATTAAAGAAGAACAAGATAAAAAGAATACAGATAGCGACAGAATAAAAGAATGGGAAAATCAAATTGACGAAATAAACAATCTCATTTCTGATAACAAAGAAAAAGCTATCGATGTCATATTTGGGGAAGACCTAAAAAGTGCTATTGACAACTTTGCAGAGGCTTATGCAGATGCATGGGCTTCTGGCGAGAATAGGGCTAAATCTGCAAAAGATGTTGTAAAGCAGATGATGCAACAAATGGTAACAGAGAGCATTAAGGCAGCAATTAAATCCTCAAATAAGATGGAGGAAATACGCACTAAGTTGCAACAATTTTATGCCGACAACGTGCTTTCTCAATGGGAACAAGATTACATCAACAACATGGCTGAACAGCTTCAACAAGAAATAGATGCTCAATTCGGTTGGGCTGATAGTCTCATGGGAGAAAGTTCTACCACCGAACAAAAGTCGACAGCCGAAGGTTTTGAAACCATGTCACAAGATACAGCAACGGAATTAAACGGCCGGTTTACAGCGTTGCAGCTTTCTGGTGAAGAAATCAAAAATCAAATGATTTCAGCCGTAATCTCTCTAAATTCTCTTTTATCTGTATCAACTAATAGCAATTCTATACTAAATAACATTCTTAATCAACATGTGATTACGAATAGCTACTTAGAAGACATTGCAAAATATACGAAATTATTAATTGATATAAAATCCGATATAGCACAAGTCAATAGGAATACTAAAGATTTATAGATATGAATACAGTAAAAGAAATAATGATGGCTGCTTTACAAAAAGGAGCTTGTAATAAGTCTTATGGTGTTAGTGACTGGAAAACTCTAGTATGGTTGTTCTTTACACCACAAGGCATAGAGTTTTGTGAGAAGAACAACTTCCCTCCTATTGAAACGTTCCGTGAGATGAGTAATGATATTGCTAATTATTGCGTGTTTGTCGACACTAAAAATGTAAAAAGAAGTAATGATACCAATATTGCTTTAATAGGCAATACCAATGCGGAACTAGTATTTGACGATAATACTAGAGTTCACAAAGTTATACTCATGCATGGAGCCAGAGCTATAATAGTTGCCCGTAATTACGCAGTTATTAGACTTATAAACATACGAAATTGTCCTGTAGAAATCAATAAAGACAAAACTTCAGTTATACTTAAATAAAATGGCATCGGGAGAGTTTTACATAAATGGGAAAGACTGCTATACAACTTGGGGTATAAGTATGGATACATCATCTCTTTCCTACTTAATGACACCGTCACCTTTAAAAGAGTTCATCGAAAACAAGTCTCGATTAGAAAATGGCAAACGAGTCCTGTCCTCTAATCCTAAAATCGATGAACGAAATATCACTTTAACTTTTAACCTGACGGCAAAAACGGAAGAAGAATTCTTTTCAAGATACAACAGCTTTTGTGAAGAATTGGCAACAGGCATAATAAATATAAAAACAAAGTATCAACCAAATATTACTTACAAAACAATCTATATTTCATGCAATCAATTTACGCAATTCATGAGAGGAATAGCACGATTTTCTCTAAAACTTGTCGAATATAATCCAGCAGATAGAAATTCATAAAAAAGAGCATGTTTTTCATACACTTTTATTATCTTTGACTGAAATCGTATGAAGATATACGAAACCATCATGATAGACATTAAAAACATACAAGGAGATACTATTTTATCAGTTCCTATAACAGAAGAATGTGTTCATGTAGAAGAATTGATGAAATCCGATTATGTAGAATTGTCGTGGAACTCGGACCAAAATGAAGAGATTCCGGTAGGGGCTTATATCATACTCGATGGTGAGAAATATTCTCTTTTGGATCCATATAATCCAGAACAAAAGAACGAGGTCGAATTTCAATACAAACCACAATTTCATTCGAAATTTATATCATGGGGTAAAGTGCCTTTTTTCATGTATTCTTATGATGAGAATAACGAGATAACTAATCGGGAGCCGGATTGGTCTCTTACCGATAACCCGGCCAATTTCATGAGTGTTATTTGTAAGGCTATCGAGAACGAAACCGGGGATACATGGACTTACGCCGTCGATTCTTCTCTTAACGCTTCCACTTCTTTATCTTTCCAATCAATCGACATATTGTCTGCCTTGAACAGTATAGCATCTGCGTTTGATACAGAATGGTGGGTTGAGAAAGATTCCATGATTATTCATCTGTCGAAATCCGAACATGGAGCTGTTGTTTCTCTCGAAGTTGGTGAAAACATCAATACACCTTCGGTCACAGAGGGAAAAGATGGGTATTATACCCGATTTTACGCATTCGGGTCAACTCGAAACATCGTACAGGAATACAAAGGTGCTAATGTCAACAATTTGGTCAACAAACGGCTGACTCTTGACCCTAAAAAATATCCGAACGGATATAAAGATATAAGGCCAAACCTTCAACAGGGAGAGATATTTAGCAAAATCCTCCAGTTCGATGATATATACCCTTCATCGGAACTCTCCATATCAGATGTCAGATTCCGTCTTATGTGGCGTATAGACTCGGAAACGAATGATAAAATACAGATAGGCACAGATGAAAACGGAGACCCTATATACGACCAATATGCGATATGGTATTTTCAAATACCGGAATTTAACTTCGAAAATTCCACTTATGACGAAGAAAAAAATCCGAATGGTATGCTTATACCCAATAAAGTACCTTCGGTACATTTCCAATCGGGGGCTTTGCAAGGTATGGAATTTGAGCTTATATACCATGATGAGAGTAAAACAATAACAAGTGATGATGGTATAAGCTTCGAAGTCAAAAAAGGAGATTTCGAGATTAAATATAAAGAGGAAGAAGGTAACTATATTATCCCTGCTATTACGGGACTTATACCGTCGGAAAATGACGATATTATCCTATTCAACGTCAAAATGCCGGAAGAATATACAGATTCGGCGTACATACGTCTAGAAACGGCTATGAACGAAGAAATAGAACGGCTTTCTTCCGACCAAAACAATTACCAGTTTTCATCTAATCCTGTGGTGTTCAATGAAAACAATCCTGATTTATCCATAGGAAGAAAAGTCGAATACATAAACACAGGATATTCATATGTTACTCGTGTTATAAGCCTTACAACCAAACTCGACTATCCTTGCGAACAGACTATTACCATCGGGAACAACCTAATAAAAGGGAATACGCAAGAACTGAAAGAAGAGGTTGCATCTGCTAATAAGAATATCGACTTGATTTCTGCCATCAATAATATGACGGCTTCCTTGCAACAATCGTATCAACGGACTGTAAAACAAATGCAGGAAGGATTTGCCCGTATTAACGATATGTGGAAATTCGACACAGAGTTGGAAAATACGATATACTCGAAATTTAATGTGTATTCACAGGGTGGAATATCCGCTCTTGGTGTATGGCGTGGAGAAGGGGGTGGCGGTGGCGAAGGAGGGCTCATCAAGCTCGTTCATGGGTTCGACGATCTGGGCGGCGTGTTCGACAACACCACGATGACGGAGACTTTCAACGCCTACACCATCAACGAGATTTGGAAACTCGCAAACGCCGGCGCATCTACGATAGGTACAGGCAATGTGGTGACGGCGGTCAGCAAGACAGCCCTCGGTATCGTTGTCACCAAAGGCATCACCCTGTACGATTGGGTGCAGCAGCCGAACAAGCCAACTTATTCGCTCTCGGAGATAAACAACGTGAGCGGTACATATACGGGGCTGACAGTCGGACGTGCGGTCGAATCGGACAATGCGAAAAAGTTGAACGGACTTGACAACGGGGCTTTCCTGTATAAGATGGGCGGCATGTATGAGACAGCCACCGGAAACGGGTGGTTGATTCACACGAAAGTCGAAGAGGCCGAGGCGGCTATGTTGACGTTGCATCTGATCGGAAATGGATATTATAGCCGACGAATTATCAATACGATCGTACAGGCGTATAATTATACCCCGAACGATGTCGAGTTTACGGCTACGGCCGGTACGCATTTCGGTGACGATTTGGGTGACGTGAAGGTGTTCTTGTACGGGGGACACGTGTGTTTTTGGGTTTCGGCCAAGACGGATTACCAGACCTGCTCCATATTCGTCTATAACACATACGGGGCTTTGAACGGGACTTGCGAGAACTGTGTGGATAGTATATCGTTGTCTCCCATGCCGGCAGTCGGCGTGAGCAAGCTGACCGTGGTGACCCCGTCTGTCGCCTTGACGGATAACGATTCCATCGCCGCCGACAGGCTTAAAAATATCCGGACGATTTGGGGAAATCCGTTTGACGGATCGAACGATGTGTCCGGAAGTCTGTCGGGAGTCCGGGATATAACGATGGAGGGAGACATCGATGGAGCGAATGTAATCAGGGCTACGAGTATAAACCTTTCGACCGGGAGTAAGTCTGTCTCCATCTCCGCCGGAAGGATTGTGGCGACGAATAACATAAGGTCAAAGGAGAGTGTCACATCGGACGGTAACATCACGGCCGGAGGGGATATATCGTCGCAAGGCAATATCTCGGCACAAGGCTCGGTCACCGCTCTAACGACTTCGGACAAACGTTTGAAGCGAGACTTCAACTATACCCTCAGCTATACCGACAGACTCTTGGCGATGGGCAAGGTGTGCGATTTCCGATACACCGAAAAAGCACGGAAGCGTAACAAGGGCGGTGTGGACGGGGAAGCCCATACGGGGCTGTTGTACCAAAAGGTGAAAGAGGTATTGCCATCGATGGCCTACGAAACAGAGGACGGTTACGGGGCTCTGAACTACCTGTCGCCCGACTATATCAACACCATCGCCGGTGCAACGCAGGAGACCGCCCGGCTGGTTAAAGCCCTTATGGAAGATATAGAACGATTGAAAAAAGAATTGTCCGAATTAAAAGGGAAAGGAGGAAAGTGAGCCTATGGCCATCGATAAAAACAAGATAGCAGCCCCGGTAGCGATAACCGACCCGTATAATCTGCTGGGAATATACCCGGCAAACGGGGTATGGGACGTGGCCGACATTGTTGCCCTCGAACGTCCCCTGTTGCAGGGTGGCCGTCCGGGACGTATCAACAAATGGAGCCGTCATAAACCCGTGCGCTATCCGCAGGCTGCACCGCTATCCGACAACTATCCTCAGCAATCCGGCGGGGTCACGACATACGTCGATCAATGGGAAGGAAGCGAAACGGATAAGAATCAAGGCATACGCTATGGCTTGAAAGCCACGATACCGCACGGCACGAATATCGTCGCTATCCATGATACCTCTTTCGAATATGTCGCCTATCCTCACCCGGGGACGGATTTTTGCCGCCTGAGCGATTTCGACGGCTACGACCACAATGCGGAACCTAATCTTACCGGAAGTAAAATTGACGAAATCAGTGCGGACGTGCCGTATCTTTTTGTCGATATTAACTATTACGATACTTCGGTGAATTCTACCGGCGTACCCGTCGAATCGTGGCTGTCGCTGGCCTCCGACAAGAGTATCGGCGATTATTACCCGGCTATTTTGGCAACCGATGGAAATGGAAGCAGTTTTGCCCGATTGCTGACAAATACCTCTACAAACACCGTAACCACCTTGCGGGTGGGCAATGTGTGGTACTCTGCTTTCAAGGTAAAATTTTTCAGTGACGGTACTACTCCGCCGATACTTCCTGTCGGACAGAGCGACACATTTCCGGGGGAGGATTCGGTAGGGGCGAATTTGAAGGTGACATTGTTCCTTATCGATAAGAAGTCGTTCGAATACTGGACAGGGGTCGACAAACAGATTACCGTGGCGGATTATTTCCCCATACCCACATCGATAGCCATGACAGCCGAGATAAACAGCACATATACCCCGATTAAAATCGTGGATTTCACTTTCCTTTCGAGTTACTTTCAGGTGCGTATCAGTTTTCCGAACGGAAATCCTCCGGTGGGTGAGAAATACACCTTCCGTATTTCGGGGTCCGGATTCCTCGCGATCTATGATTACGAATACAAGGGAACTGGGATTCTCATTTTGAATATCCCTTTGGGGACGACACATCCGGACCTTCCACCGGGAACCCATACCTATTACTTAACCTGTTCCGTGTATGGGGTCTCCTCGTCGGGCGAGGCCGGCGTCCAACTCGACTCCCTATCCAAAAACGTGACATTCGACATTCCCGACAGCGGGATTATCAGTTAACCATAAATACAAAAATTATGATTGAGTTAGTAAAAATCAGTGAGAACATCAGCCGTCAATTCGACGGACAAGAAACGGTAGATAACCTTCAAGCGGTCAACTACCGAATCATGGAGAATGGAGCGGAAAAAGGCCATGTCACCGTCGGGCAAGGCAGTTTTAACATGAATGTCTATTCCATGACCTCCACGGTCGAAGAAACGAAAGCTCTGGTGGAAAAAATGTTCAACGCATTATCCGATGGCAGCGATGAGTGAAAAAGATCCCATAGTGAAATACTCGTGGGAGGATATTAAGTTTACGATTGGCTTCGAGGACAAAAACGGAAGTCCGCTTGATTCCGAGACGAAGAAGTTTAAGTTCATCTACAAGGACGAGGCCGGTTGTTGTTGCGAAGTGAGCTACGACGGGAAGACTCGTAAAAACTGTGTGTTCCGTGACGGCGTGCTGTACGGCATATTCAATTCCGGGACTTTCCGCTATGGCTTGCTCACGGTCGAGAGGCACTACTGGATAGAGGATGCCGATTTCGATGACGGCAAATGGGACTATGGAGATGTTTACAAAACCAATATAATCATCAAGTGATATGGCAGATAGTGATTGCATAATCGTTCATGAGCAGGTGGTAGTACCCGATGCCGCCGTGGTGGAGGAAATGGTTGCCTTGCCCGGTGAAAAAGGAGACAAGGGAGACCCTTTTACCTACGACGATTTTACGCCGGAGCAAATCGCCGATCTTCAACGTCCTGCGACAGAGGCGGCGGCAGTCGCCAATCAAGCGGCTGAAAAGGCAAACAAGGCGGCCACGGATATAAAGGCTCTCGGTGTCACGTTGATGGCAGAAGAAGCAAAACGGGAATCTGCTGAAAGCGGCCGTACCTCGGCAGAGAGTGAGAGAGCCGAAGCGGAAGCTCTAAGAGAGACGAGTTTTTCCCAAATGCAAACTACGCTCGAAGGGCTTATTACGGATACCCGCACAGCTACATCGAACGCCAACACGGCGGCAGGAAATGCGGAGAATGCCGCAACGGAAGCGAACAACTCGGCAACTCTCGCTAATGAGGCAGCCGATAAAGCGAACCAAGCGGCGGAGAGCATAGACAATAAAATCTCCGGGAAACAAGACAGATTGATTAGTGGAGATAACATCGAAATAAAAGACAATGTTATTTCTGCGCAGGGGATAAACGGGAAATTATTCGAAGATACGAGTAAAACCTACCAGCTGTATTATTTTAAAAACGGTTTGTTCTTTTATTGCAACAAGGATAGCAGGCTTGCCTGTTGGAATGAACAGACAGGAGAAGATACCGTTTATGACGAAATCCCGTTAAATATACATTCATATCAATATATTAGAAACTCTTGCTTCGTTTATAAAGACGGTAAAATCATTGTACCTAACAGTAGTGCCATCACCTGCTGGGATTTAGATACACGAACTAAGATATGGACTTTATCAGAACCGTACTATAATTGCAACTTCATCGAATATAAGGACTTCGTTTATTTTTACAAAAATGATGGCGTTCTACGACTGATAGATTTTGAAACCGGTCTCACTGAAAAAGAATTCGATCTGAAAGAATTGTCCGGAGCCTCCATTTCAGATATTCAGAATTTCGGACAATGCGAATACAACGGATTCAATTATTTCCTGTCGTACAGTAATTTGTTTAAAATCGACAGTTCCAACGGCGATATTTCATTTGTAGGGAAAATAGAAGGTTCAGGATATAACATTATCGTCTATTTCAACAGTGCGGCTTATGTTATCAGCCATCAAAAGATTTGTACGATAGAGATGTCAAACATAGAGAACGGAACTCTTGCCAAGAAAAACGAAGCGGGATATACCATGAATACTTATGTTAATGTTTCCCCAAGCGATTCATTGATGGGCAATGCGATTTATGGTTATAGATATAAACTCACTTTCAACAGCTTGTACTATAATATTTATGTATATGCAGATATAAATATGGACGAATATGTCGGGAGAGTGATAAAAGGAGATTTCGGGTATATTCAGATACCTAACCCGAATTTGGGAAATGGAAAACTTCTGTATCCGAGGTATAAAAAATTCAATTGATATGATACAAGTTAAAATATACGACGAAAGAGTCACTAATATTTATTATGGCGAAACCCTGATAGAAGGATTCATACGAATAGAATCTATCCCATCTCCCGAAGAGATACCCGGAAAAATACCCGTGATGTATTACCGGAACGGTGCGATAGTCTATGAATACGAAGAAGCACCGGAAGCGACGGAGGACGGAACGGAAACACCTCCCGTACCAATGGACTACGGAGAAACGGTAAACGGATTGATCCGTCGGAAATATACCTTGTCGGAGGAGTTGGCGATACTTCGGCAAAGAGATACGAAAGCAGAGGAGTTCGAGTCTTATAACGCCTATGCGGAATCCTGCAAAGAGGAAGCCAGATTGTTAATCGAAAAACAGAAACATTGATATGGGAGGGATAAACGAGGCTACGGAGGTAGCCAGAGGGATAAGCGAACAGGGGTTCTTGGTGATGACCGCAGCATTCTTCTTGGTGTTGTCGGCCATGATGATGGTGGCCTGTTTCAAGTGGTTCAAATCGATTATCACCAAGAGCATGGAGGATTACGGAGAATCCCTGAAAGAGCTTATCGAAAGAACGAACGACCAGAATAACATGTTGTCCGACATATCGGAAGGGTTGAGGCAGGAAACCTTGTTGCGCTTGAAAGTGGTTATAAGCAACGCTATTGACTTGTCTGTCGAGCAGGTATGCCGGATTATTAAAGACGTCCGAGAGGAGAACAACATCGACAAGAAGGAGCAGACAAAAAAGAAAATACACGCAAGGGTGTGGAATGTTCAAGACGAGCGGGCAAACGGCTTTAACTATTTCACCTATCACGGCAAGAAGCTCTCCGAGTTCACCAACCCGAAATGGGGTGAATGGGTGGCTGACGTGGTAGAGAGCGAGGTCTATTCTGACAAAGTTAACAACGGTAGAGCCTATGCCAATGTGAAGCAAGTTTACGAAAGGATAAAACACGATTTTTTTAACAGATTAGAAAATGGAAACGATGAAAGCAATTTATGACAAATTGGTAAAGTGGATTGAAAATATTCCCCATGACAAGCTGCTGCATTTTATCGCAGGAGGTGTCATCGCCTCTTTCTTCGCCATCGTGATAGGTGCGACGGCGGAATATTGTGTGCTGTTCTCTTCCATAGCGGGCTGTATCAAGGAGGCTGTCGACGAGTGGAGGAAGCCGGGGGCTTGGTCGTATGCCGACTTGCTGGCAACCATACTGGGCGGGCTGGTGATTCAAATCGAGGTCTGGATTGCCTGACGAAAAAAAAGAATTTTTATAACCCGGCGACGGGAAAGCGTTCTTTGACTTCTTGGAATCACCGTTTGTTTACATTATACAATTAAATTAAAAATATAGTTATGTCATTGTTATATTAATAACAAATTATAAATTTGCAAATATTTAGAATTGTCGTCGTGACTTTATTATGTTTGTATTGTATAAAACATGTCAGTTCTTAAAGTAAAATCAGATGAGAACATTCATGCCGCAAATTTGTTAATAAATAAGAGCTTATTTACGGCTTCTGTACATTGTTCTTATTATGCTGCGTTCCAAATGTCGAAATATATCTTGGCTAATTTTTGCGATGTTGGATATGAAGAACAGGATAATAATTCAAAAGGTCAAGGTTCTCATAAATATGTTTCGACTGTTATGAGCGATAATCTTGAAAAGCGGAATAAATTTTGCATGATTGATTATAACAGGCATTACAAAACAATAAAATTCTTGCGTAACAAAGCTGATTATTCGACTGGTTTGATTGATAAGGAGGAAGCTGAAGAGGCACTTAAATCATCAAGGAGTATCATAAGTTTATTAATTTCTAAATATTGTGAGTTATGAATGCAACGGATTTTATTATCTCCAAACTTAAATCGATTTCCTCGAAAATATCGGGAATAGGGATTAAGTATGCTTATGACAGACCTACTGATTTCCATATCGTGGAGATTTCACCTGAAAGCATAAGACTGAATGACGAGGAATATTTGGAAATGGAGTATATGCTATGGAAAGAATTTCAAAATTCATTCCCGGAAGAAGATTTATTGGTCACAGGTGTAAAAAAAATGAATAATATGGATAATATCCTATTTGAAAAGTCACTTCCTGTTGACTATGGGAAATATAGCTCTTTTAACCCGTTTTTTTCTATAAGGTTTAAACTTAGCCGTAAAGAAAATATCAATACAAATCAAGAGTATTCATATATAAATGAGTCATATAACATAGCAGCATAGCATAATCATGGAAGAAAAGAAAGCGAAATTCAGATTATTAGATTTTAAGGTCGAACATTCCCATTTTGATATTGATACAAATAATATAAAAGAAGGTGATACTGACTATTCTATCGAGGTGGGAAGGCAGAATGGTATCAACGAGGAGAAACGAATATTCCGTCTTGGCCTTATGGTTAATATAAAAGATGCTAACAATGCAGTCAATATATCGGTTGAAATTGCTGGATTCTTTGAATTTGATTCTGATTTGGATAATCAAGCGAAGAATAATTTCTTCATGATAAACGCCCCTGCGATTCTTTTCCCCCATGTGAGAGCCTATGTTTCGGCATTGACTGCTTTATCGGGATTAAAACCGATTATTTTGCCGACAATAAATTTCTCGGCACACAAAAATAAAGACGATTAAAGATTGTATTTCAATTTGCTTCAAGCGGTGATTCTAAAAAAGTCACCGCTTTTTTTGTCGCCAAAAATGAAGAATGGATATGAAATACTTCACGATGAAAGAACTCACAAAGAGTTCGACGGCAGATAAACTGGGTATAGACAATACCCCGACGACCGAAGTATCGGTTGCGCTGTCGAACCTTGTCACCCATGTTTTAGACCCCTTGCGGGAGATGTACGGGAAGGCGATAACCGTCAATTCGGGCTATCGTTGTCCCAAACTCAATGCCGCCGTGGGTGGTGCGAAAAACAGCCAGCACATGGGGGGTAATGCGGCGGACATCACGGGAGGAAGCAGAGAGGAGAACAAGAAACTGTTCGAGCTTATACGGGATAACCTTCCCTTCGACCAGCTTTTGAATGAGAGCGATTACAGCTGGGTGCATGTATCTTATGTGTCTACATCGAAGAACCGGAAACAAATACTGAGCCTATGAGACACATCGTATTCCTATTGTTGTTTTTGGCTGGCTTGGCTGCGACGAGTTGTACCAGACATGTGTATGTTCCTGTGGAAACGACAAAGAGCGACACGGTGTATCTGAATCGTGTGCAGCTCGATTCCATATACATGCGGGACAGTGTTTTCATCGAGAAATCGGGAGACACGATACGGGAGTTCCAATACAAGTACATATATAGGTTCAAGGACAGAACCGATACGCTGTATATATCCAAGACGGACAGCATACAAGTACCATACCCCGTCGAGGTAGTAAAGTACAAGACTCCCCGATGGTGCTGGTGGGCTCTCGGTGGCATTGTCTTGCTGCTTGTCCCTTACATCATGAAATGGATAACAAAATTGAAAGGACTGGGTTTCTTGATATAATTTGATTTACGACTCCTTCCGGGGCTTCGGAGTATAAAGAGGAAAGCCTCAATCTCTTGCTGCTCTTCCAAAACTAACAAGAGACAACATCACGGGGAATGTTACGAGGCTTTCACAGCCTTTAAACAGAAACGTGATGTTTTTTATTGTGTCAACAATCTATAATTTAACAAATATTTAAAAAGGCAAGAGATATGAAAACTAATGAAATCTTTGAACACGTCTTGCAAATCGTTTGCGAGGAATGTGAGCTGTGTTACGGCGAATTGATCAACGGGGCGAACAAAAATGCGGTCGACGCACGTTGCCTGCTCATCTGTGCGTTGGTATCGCTCGGCTTCTCCGAGGAGAACACCGCCGCTTATCTTTCCATGACCCGACAGGGAGTGAACAAATTGAAAAACAGCCTGAAACAGCGGTGTTCGGGAAGTTTTATTCTGACAACGACAAATCAACGGGTCAGCAACAGGATAGCCACCGAAATCCGAGGATAGCAACGGCAATAGCCATACGTTTGTATGCGGCCGATATTGGCCGTAACCATCAATTATATCTATATGGAAAGAACGTATGTTTTCAATCAAGAGCCCAATGGTGGCGGAAGCAAGTTCGACATCATGGCTTTATTGCCCAACCTGATGGGTGGTAAAGGGGTCGATCCCGGACTCTTGGCCCTTCTCAATCAGGGAAGGAACAATCAGGACGCTTGGGGCGGAGGCATGTGGTGGATTTGGATTATCCTGCTGTGGTTCTGCTGGGGCGGTAACGGATTCGGAGGTTTTGGCAACCGGGGCGGGCTTCCTGCCGAGTTGAACGGCGATGTCGGACGTGAATACCTGATGTCGGCCATTCAAGGGAACGGTAATGCCATCAACCAACTCGCTTCGTCCTTGAACTGCTCTACCCAACAGTTACAATCCGCCTTGTGCAACATTCAGGGCTTGATTCAGGGTGTCGGCAACCAAGTGGGCATGTCCGCACAACAGATCATCAACAGCATTCAATCGAGTAATTGTACGCTGGCGACTCAAATCGCAGATTGCTGCTGCAAGACGCAAAACGCAATCGAGAGACAAGGATATGAAACTCGTATCGCCACCTCGGAACAAACCCACTCCCTCGTGGACAGCGGCAATGAGAACACTCGTGCCATTTTGGCGAAGCTGGATTCTATCCAAACTCAGGCTTTACAGGACAAGATCACCGCTTTGACGGCAGAGAAGGCTACTTTGGCGGCTGAAATCTCCCAACGGAACCAGAATGCGACCATTCTCAATGCGGTAGGGCAACAGATTGCTCCCCTCGCTGCCGGTTTGCAGGCTCTCCAAAGCGATGTGGACGGCATCAAGTGTAAATTGCCCAATACCGTTCCCGTGGTATATCCGAACATTCAGGCTGTAAACACAGACTTGTACCGGGCTGCCGCTTATGGAGCTTATGCGGGCGATGTCGCATACGGGCGTAGCGGTTACGGATGCGGTTGCAACAACTACTGGGGTTAATTCCAGTAAGAAAGGAGGTATATATGTGGCCTAACTTTTTTACAGGGTTTCCCTTTCCGTTCCCGACGCTGGGCAGAGTGAATTACAACACTCTTCCTACGGTGGCGGTGACGGTCGGCACGGAGAACGTGACTTTGGAACTCCCAAACCATGCGTTCCGTAACAGGGACTATGTGGGAGGATTCTATATCAATCTCCGTCAGGCGATACCCGCCGGAACGACCGCAACGCTTCCCATTCTCATCGGGACGAATGGGGACACGAGACCTCTGCTGGCTTACAACAACGAGCCGGTGACGGTAGAGAATATCGCCGGTACTGGGATCTATGAAATCCATTACAACAAGTACACCAACGAAGTGTACCTTGTCAACGGTGGGTACAGACCTACTACGGCTACGGCGGCAACCAACGTCGCTGCCAAAAGCAAATAATTAACCGGGGCTGCCTTTTATCGGGCAGTCCCATTAAATCAAAAAACTATGTTTCAGAATCTTCGAGCAAACAACCAGTTATTTATCCTTCATAAGGAAGAAAATCCCTTAGTGGATATAGGCTCCGTCGTCAGCGTTTCGGCAGCTAAGCCCAAGTACCCCATGCCGACACCTATCGGGCAGATACCCCAGATGGAAATGGTGGTGGACGTGGTGGTCTGTGTGAACGGGCAGAACACGACGTTCCAGAACTTGCCGGCAGGGGCGGACATCGCTGACTTCGGGCAAAACGGAAACATCGTCATATCTTGTTCCAGAGAGGCCATGAACTCGGAAGTGTCGGCTATCCGGCAAAAGAGCTTGGACGAACTGAACCGGCGTAATTACCACGAGAACGTGATTGCCGGGTGCGACAAGATATTGACAATTTTGAATCCCGAATTTGCGGAGAAGCAAAGGCAGGAGCAGGAGATTGCCACCCTCAAAGGGCAGATGTCCGAAATGAGCAGAAGCATGGCCGACCTAATGGCCATGAACAAGAAACTGATGGAACAGCTCAGTGTTTCTGAAACTTCTAAAAACAAAAAGTAATATGGGAATGTGGTCAATATTAGAAGAAGGCCGTGGATATGAAGGATTCAATGAACGCGGCGGTAGAGAGCTCGAAATGGCCTACAAGGAAGGTTGCGAGCACGGCTACAAGAAAGGCTATGAAGCTGCCATGCGGGAAATGCAGGGCGGCGATATGGGCTTCCGTGGCAATAATGGCGGCAGTTACGGCGGCGGGAATTATGGCGGAGGTTCTTCCAGTGGAATGAACAACCGTTATGCTCCCGGTTATCCTCCTTCGTACTATGACGAAATGGGGGAACGCAGACGCAGACGGGCCAACGGCGAGTTTTATTAATCGGGAGGGGAGAAATCCCCTCTCTCTTCAAAAACATAAAAAAGCAGTGTTATGAACCAACGATTAGACATTTATGATATTTTCCCCTCTGGCATGACGGAGTACCTTTCCCGATACGGCTGGCACTTCTCCAAGAACATGTGCGAGTGGGCGGTTTCCAGAATGAAGGCCGAAAACAAGACCACCGGAAAGAAGGAGGAGATAAAATCACTTTCGAAAGAAGATGTGGAGGTCATATTGACACAGGCGGGCGTGAAGTTGGAAAAGGCCAAAGGGTACGACCATGTATTTGTCGCAAATATGGGTAAGGCCGACTATTTGAAGTCATCGATTCCCGACGATACCCATTTGGCTCTGTTTGTAAAGGACTATATCGACGACCCTGACGGTTACGACGGGTTGCCATTTACACGTTTCTATGCCGACTGTATAGGTTCGGGTACTCCGATCATGTGGGAAAATATGTTATAAAACATGATTGTTCAGGATTTCTACATAGCGAAATACGACTGGCACGTAAGGGTTTTTTACGCCGTTACCACCTACTGGACAAACACCATACTCCGGGAGCTGGAACGGATAGGTTGTACAGGGAGTAATCTGGAAAATGCTTTCAGAAGTTTGTCGTCCGGTAACTTGAATACAGGACTTACCTATTCCAATTTCGAGCATCGACGGACGGTGATGGTAATTGCCATGACGACGAGTCCCGAACAGTTCCAAAACTCTTGGGACCATGAAAAGGGGCATTTGTGCAGGCATATATCCCGGACGTTCGGCATTGACCCTTACGGGGAGGAAGAACAGTACCTTCGGGGATATATCGGGCAGAAGATGTTCCCCGTGGCGAAGAAGTTCCTATGTGAGTGTTGCAGAAATAAATTAATTCGGGAAATACATGGAGATAGCTAAAATCATACAAGCCATCTGTTCCGGAAAGTCGAGGAAGGAGGTCTATAACCTGCTTTCGCCGGAAGAGAAGGATACCTTGAATCGGTTTGCCGATAACGGTCTTTTGAACAGGAGAATGAGGCGAAAATTTCAAAGGAATATTCGGAAATGCAAATGATGAACAGGGAAATGCCGGGGTGAGAAGCTCCGGCATTCGTGTTTTGTTAAATATTGATAAATCATGAAACATTTATACTATAATATTTTGTATATACAATAAAATGTAGTATCTTTACCATGTAATCAAAAACAAACAGTAACCAATTAAAATAGAGTCATGTTACAGAAAGGTACAGAACAATACAAAGAAGCTCAGGAATTATCCAACAGACTTCAACAGATTGCTAACTATGAAAGATGGAATAATAACAATTCGTATGAGTTGCATTTCAACCCGTTCTATCGGTTTTTAAACGAAATAATCAAGTTGAATGTGTTTGCCTCCAATGTGGCCAAAACGATAGATGAAAAATGCACCTATCCGAGTTTCAAGATTGCCAACATGTCGAGTAAGCAAGCATGGATACTTGCCTGTGCGGCGATCGAGAATAACATAAATCTTGAAGATTGTTATACCCCTGTATGGGCCAAATGATTTTAAATAAAAATTACTTATATATGGAAACAAAAAGAACAATGGTATTATCATTTCATGTTTGCCGAGGTGGCAGATTCTTTAACCCCGGCCACGTTAAATTTATCGGAGAAAAAACATTCTCAGATGTGTGTAGCATGTTGTCAGATCGCTTGTTCACGAAAGACAGGGACGAGCATGGGAGGTTCTGCAAGCCCTATATTGTAGACGAAGTGGGCACTGTCGTTAGTGAGGACGACGAGAACGGAAGAACAGGAGAGATAGACTTCGATGGTGATTATGACAGATATTATACTATCGAGATAGAGGATATAGACGACCTCAGCGACTCGGAATTGGAAGCCATAAGGGAGTATAAAGGGTATATAAGCGAAGATCTTGAACATCTTGTTAAAGTCGATGACGAAGAGGAGGACGAAGAATGAAAAGGGAATTTCCATTATTCATTGTAGACCATAACCGGGCGCACAAGTTCGGAGAAGTCGACTTCATATACTGTTCCGACATAGACAATGGATTCATTGCAAAGATTGAATTTATCGACGGCATTATCGAGGAAGTCGGAGAGGATTACCGCATAGAGCCCGGATTGTCAGGATCTAATATTTCCGCAAAGATAAGCATTAAGCGTATTACAGGTAAAAATCCTGATAAGACTAAAATACGGGGCCTTTTAAAACAGGCTATGAAGTATTATACATCGCTATCGACATTCTCGGCAGACATCGG